CGTTCAGATCCCCATCCTTCTCCTTCTGTAAAGAAGTAACCCTATCCATTAAATCAACGGTTATTTTGGATATTGTATACTCCTTTCCATCTAGAGTGATCTCGATAGGTTCTGCTAACTGCGTTTGTTCATCAATGTTAAGCCTTGGCATTTTCATCTCCTTCTTTAATAAAGATTTCTATCACATTCAAATCATTAGCCGATAACTTTATATGCTCTAACAATTCAAATGGTATGAGTTGAATGTCGATCTCCTCCTCGGTGTTAAGAAATCCCTCGAATTCCTTAACTAATTCATCGAGTCGCTTCGTTACTCTTTGAGGTGCTTTCTTTTCCTTTTCTTCTTTTGTTTGTTCGTCAGCATATTTCTGGATTAAAGATACTCTCTGCATTTCTATATCTTTCAATTCAGAATTGATCTTCTTGCTGATTTTACTTATCCGATAAGATAGTTTAACCTCCAGTGGTTCGTTAAATATCCTATTGAATACTTCCCTGGCCTCAAAAAGTTGCCTTAGTTTGATCTTCATTCAACTCCTCCTTATTAAAAGGTGATTTCTGCATCCCGCAGAAAGTTAGGTTAACCTATTTTCCAGAATCTGCCGAGCGTGTCAGGAAACGCTTTGAATATAACCTTGTAAACTCTTTGCGTTTCGTAGTTGTAAGTCAGTTCCAAATCAGCCCTCGGGTACGCCTTGTAGATCGTAAGCCAAGTCGCCTCGTCGGTAGACACCACGCTGTTGATGATAGGCTTTAGAATCAGCGTCTTCGCCAAATCAAGCAAGCTCTCACCAACCACGACACCAACCTCGAGCTTTGTGCCGGTATAGGTGGCATTGCCAATGACCTTAGAAAGCTGGCCAAGGCTCGACCTTGTTAACGGAACTTCACACTCACAAGACGCTCCAACCTTTAACTCATCCACATTGGTAACACCCTGCTGATCTTCTCTTACCGGACGGCTCTCCTCGGTATGACGGAAGATTACACCACCCATTGTTGCACCCAAAGTTACCCCATCGAAAATCACCGCGCATGGACCTAAATCTTTAATCGGACTGCCACTCATTGTTTCCTCCTTTAGTTATCTTGAATTCTCAAGATGTAATTAGTGCTTATAATAAATCGCCCCTTGCTATCCTGTCCTAAACTCTGAGGCGCAGAAATTGCATTGATCGTGTTTGCATAAAACTCCTTTCCCGCCACGATAACAGGTAAAGTTATCCCTGCTTCACTATGCAGTAAATCATATACTTTTAAGGCGTTATCCCTTGCTGTCTGATAGTCAGATGCGGCTGACAACACCTGAACAGTCTTATCCATATAATCTTCCAGTTCTGGTTTTACTGCTCCTCCCGTTTCAATCACGACAACATAATCTCCTGTGATTGTAGAAGGAACGTATCCTGCGAATAAATTAACTCCAATCGTAAGTCCCACTGTATTGTCTTCAATATGAGTAGTGATTTCTTTCAGCATTTTTATCCCGCCTTTATAGTGTCAGCGATATCTTTTATATACAATTCTTTTTTCCGCACTATTTTGCTCTCAAGATATTTGGCTCCAGAACTCGGATCCGTAAACTGATAGTCTATACCCTCGTGCATTTTAGCGGCATAAGGAGCATTGAACCCTACCACTCCAACATACTTGCCTAGGCTAATCATCTCTCCGTGGTCGGTGTTCGCAAACTTTGTCTTGCCTCCGCCTATTCCCGCAGAAGTCCCTTCGAATTTATTCTGGACAAATATACTTCCAGATCCTCTCAGCCATCCCTCTTTCAACGGAACCGTTGGAACTTCTTGGATACAATCACCAAGTAAATCATTCATTGCCACTCCAAGTCCCTTTTCGATCAGAGCAGGAAATGTTTGTTCTACGATTCTATCGAACTTCTTATTAAAATCTGAGAAATCAAATTTTAGTTCCATATTAAGCCAGATTAACTAATAGATATCTTTTACTAAAGTCCTTCCTAATCTCTATTCCTAATATCGAATATTCTTTACCTTCATACTCTATCTTATCTTTATGTTGTAAGTCAATTATCTTTAGCATTACATTGGCGGTAGATACTACCTGTTCGCCTTGAAGATTTCTTACAAGTTTTGTTTCAAAATTAAACCTTCCTTTTATTTCTGTATCTATTTGCTGGGCTATTCCACCCCAAGTTCCATAAGTTATTTTTTTGACCGTGATATCATCCGTTAGATATGCGTTTATCATATTTCCCTTTCCAACAAATATACTTTTCCTGCGATATTACACAGTAAGTAGGCAATATAATTCCATTTCTTATTCATTCCTATCCATCCATCTAAAACTTTAACACTTATTGAAAATTTACATTGTGACATATCTCTCCTAAAGACTCGCCAATATTTCTTCGAATCTACCGAAACTAGGTACTGCAATACTTGGAGCATTACTTAATTTAACAATCTCTCTCAAGTATCCTCTTGCTTCTAAATTATTTCTAGTAATAGGAATTATCACGCACCGGCAATTCGGATGTAGTGGAGGTTTCTCTCTTAATGCCGGAAAGTCCTTGTCTAATCCGCTTATTGAATAAACTCTTCCTGCGAACTGCTGGCAATACTCGCATATCTCTGAATGGCTATCCCACTGCATTAAATCCACACCATATCGTAAAGACGTATTAATCGTTCCTTGGGAGGACGCTTCACGTGTGCGTGTGCGTGCTATGAGTGAAGCATAACTATCTGGTCTATAGTTCCTGCCATTGATCACTATGAATTGCTTGTTGCCTAACTGCTCTCTTAGTCCCTTCAGAATGGTATCCGACACCGTCCTTCTTGCTTCGCCTTCGATGAGCCCTTCTGCGATCATCCTGGAAATCTCTGTATCCTGCAGAAGACTCTGTTGCGTAGTCCGGATGACCCTGTTAAAAAATTTCTTCATACTATCATTGGCTATCAGCAATTCCGTAGTGACATCATCCACGAGTGCGTTTACGGCAGAGGTGTGTATCTGGGCGTCATATGCCACGAACCTCGTGACATCCAAAGCCTTCAGCCTTTCTGCCGCAAGGTCTATCCCTCTTTCGTACGACTGCGGTATGGAAGTTTTTGCCCACTTATAAACGCCATTGTTCAAAGACGCTGTGATAACTTCTACCTGCTTCAACAAAGTCTCTGCTCTGTATTTCTCAAAGTCCGTAAGATTGACTTTCCTTAACTTCTCCGTGAGCACATTCTGGGCAGAACGATAGATAGTGACAAGTTTCTCTATCTGCTGTCTTAAATACATTTCCTTCGCTAACGGACTTAACTCTCTAAACGCCATCTTTTATCCTTGCGCATCCTTCGCCCTACGCCACATCGAGTAGCACATCGCAACATTAGCATCGTGGCTTCTTCCGCTATCTTCACTCTCCGCCATCGAGATACATCTCCCTATAAACCCATCCTGGTCATTGTCCTGTAATTCCTGATCGCTCGGTTCTGGCATATCGCCTCCTAGTTTTCGATACCCTCGTCTTCGTCCCTAGTTACCTCAATAACTCCAAGTGAACTCTCGGACTCGTAAACCTTAAGAAATCTCCCTACAACCGGAGGTATCACTATCTCTCCCAACCTATCCAAGTCGTACGTCTCTTGGACTATTCCTGCCGCTGATACATTCTGGGATTGTAATCCTAGCCGGATATCCATATCTTCCTGATGTATTACCAGAAATAACGCCATCTCGCACTGAGCGTTCTTCATATTCTGGCTTACCACTGTCGGAAAATCAAACAATCCGCATCCGACAAGATAGTTATAAGCGGTTATGAGTGCGGCTTCCTTGCTACTATCTCCCAATGCTGTATGCCAATATTTGCCGGACATTAACCTCGACGACATATAAATATTTGCATCCGCTAGATCTATCCAACTGTTAGTCCCTACGGTTAAAGACATATTCCCCTCCTAGAACTTTCTCTACACACTTGTTATAATACAACGGTCTTAAATGCCCCTTGATATGATAAATCTTTGCTCTATCCATCACTTCTTCACGCTCGTCAAAGTAGAAAAAGTTGTAGGTGTCGCAGTCCAGTATCTTTACTTTTATCCCCTCTACATCCACTATTTCTTTGTACTCGTCCATAGGAGAGTAGTCAAGAATCACTTTATTAAATGCGTCCTGATCCGCCCGACTTCCCTTTAACTGCTCGATCCATTTATCTATCAGGCATAAACTCTGGTCGCAATACCTGAACGCCATCACGCCGGCATTTATATATCCATCGTAGATATTCCTCATTTGTAGTGGATCAAATCTCCTCAAGGTAACAGCCGCATCGCAATTCTCAAGCATTTCATCCACTCTGTCTTTTATTAGACAATCACTATCCATCCAAAGCACATCCTCTTTCAATTCCAGAAGTGCCTTCTTTATAATTTCTGGTTTGAAATAGCAGGGAGCAAAATAATCGTCCTTTTTGCTAAATCTCTCCATCGGATCCTTGTGAAGTAGGTACGGAATAAAGTCGTACCCGAGTTTCACTGCGCTCGCCTTGAGATTGAGCATCAGAAGGGCGTAGTCTCTATCCGGACCGCTATACAGCGCTGTGATTATCTTCATATAATTTTGCTTGAGTTATTGGATCCTTGCTCCACGTCCAGCAACCATACTTGTCGTAGATCTTCTTGCACTTTTCGTAAAAATTCAAATCGATCGTATGCTTTGATATCTCTTCTTTAAGAAAGAGATTCTCCACCTTGAACCATCCTGCATCGATCGCTATATCTGTAGTGATAATCTTTCTATCGGTCAATCTCGCAATTTGATTCACGAGGATATGGTCAATATTGCCGTACTCACCCCAAGAGTTATGCGTAAAGATAATATCATCTTCGTATTTTGGAATGAGGCACCTTAGGAGATCGAGTACTTCCTCCACGAACTCATTTAATTTGCCGTCTCTTGTGGACAATCTATAGAACTCGCTATTATAATCTAGGCAGAATACCTCAGCATCTACCAAACTCCCTACCTCTTTTAAAGCCGCAAGTCTATCCTTGCACCACGCTCTTTCTGGATTATGCAGGTCGCTGGAGCAACAGATTATCCTCTTCGCTTCCTTCAATACCGGCCACCCGAATATTACCTCATCATCCGGATGCGCAACGAGCATAACCATATTCTTACTCACGTTTTTCTCCGGTCAGGTATAAATGGTTCTCAATGATATTGCATTCATTCTTTAGTCCCCGAAACGGCTTGATTATATCGTCGAGCGTCATAGTTTCCAGAGATATAAAGTGCCCATCGATCTGGCTTTTCCTCAGCGGAAGCATAAAGTATAACTTACCGCCCTTCCGCAGGATCCTCACTATCTCATTTGCCGACTCCATATAGTCCTCGATCGTATTGCAGTGATCCAGAGTTTCTATACAGAAAACTACATCTACTGAATCATCCCCAAGCGGCATCTTATTACAGTAAGCGTCCACCAGTTCGACATCTTCTGGGATTAAAGAATACCGCTTTTTGAACTCCGTGGCGCAAGGATCGAGCAGTATCTTCCTTCTTCCTATATCAAGGAAATGGAACACCCCTCCGAATGCCCCTCCGCCTATGTCCACGACCGTATGCGGATAGAACACATTAAACCTGGATAGGTCTTGCCGAAACTCTTTGCGATAGACTTCGGACAATTCCTGCGAAGCTACCACCTTGTCCCAATATTCTTTTATCTCCCAGTCACAACTCCAACTTTGCATCTTTCCTCGCTCTATATTTTATTCTATCAAATCCCAATGCCTTCATAATCATCAGCCGGTGCCATCCGTCTATCTCCATCTTGCCTTCTGCGTTAAATATCTCGATCGGCTTGATAAGTCCGTTCTCTTCTATCGACTTGGCAAGATTAAGCCATTGAATGCAGAAAGCCTGGACTCGATCCGGATTGCCTACTTGCCCTCTGAATTCATCTCCGTACTTGCCTATCCATCTCTTGTGCTTTACGTACCAGTCTACTAAATTACCGAAGGTCTCTATGAACTCCTGGGCATACTCGCCTCTCTCCTTCAACCTGCTGATCATCTTATCTATTCCTATCACTCCCTCGGTAATCTTCGTATCTCCAACGATAATATTGAGAATCCTATGTCCCGTATGGATGACCTCGCTCTTGATTATATCGAAGTACTCACTAACGAACGGAACCGTCTTCTCAAGACTACCGCCAATCCTATCTACCTTCTCACCGCCTATTATGACGATCCTTTTCGTCAGGAAAGACAGCCTTCTCATAAACCTCTTTATTCTGAAGTCGTAATTCTCGCAGTACTTACCACTATCGCTGTATCCGATCCAATAAAGAGTATTCGCTAGAAGAACAGTGTCCATTTCTCTGAATCTATCGTAGTCAAAGTCGAGAGCGTTCTTCATATAAGTTACGGACTTGCTATCGAACTGCTTCAATACATACTGGCATTGCTCGTAGAAATAATCGAAACTCTCTATCCCGTATACATTCTTGTAACCATACTTCTCCGCCAGTATCAAATGCAAACCGGCATTGCAACCAATGTCGAGAAAATTATCCTTCCCAACTAAGTAAGGCTCTATATAACGCTTCCACTTCCTCTCACCGAAGTCGTCTCTCTCGTGGAAACTATCCCACTTGGACGACTTGGTCTTATCGCCATTAGGAAGCACGATAGGCTGATACCATCCGCCATTCCAGATATCGTCCTTAGCCAACGCTTTAAACTCCATAGAATTCCCTTACCTTGTCGTGTCCGATATGCAGAATGATCTCGTTTCCTATGCCTACATTCTCGGCACAAACGCACCACTGAGGTGGAAGTATGTAAGGTGCTACCTCTGTTTGATAAACCGCCCTCCACATT